CTATCCAAACGCTATGGAATTTAAATTTATCTGATAAACCTGTCCATTTATTTATGTCTCTGGCAGACTCGTCCATTCTTCTGAATTCATCAGTCATATAGTTTCTGATCTCGTTTATATCCGATACAGATGTTGAGTATATGGTAAACAAAATCTGCTCACAGCATATTAACCAATTGTCTTCATAGGACATTCCTACCTTGTCATATACAATATGCTTTTTCCCGCTCAAGAACTGGTTCATTTCGGCTGCTTGCTGAACTGGAATAATTGGGACAATATTCTCATTTAGATTGTCTGACCAATACTCTTGCTCATCAAATATTTCACGAGTATATAGTTCTTTCCATAGATACTTGCGAAGTTCTAACATTGCATCTAATTTATAATTAGCCGTCACATTGCACCTCCAAATGATGCTACTAATGCGGCATCTGCTTGAGACCTAATAAGATTTGGAGAAAAAGAATATTGAACCTTTTTAATATTAGAAGGAACTCTTAGAGCTTTTGTAATACTTGAATTAAATATTCTTTGAAAGCCAGACTTCTTAATTGATTCATTTACTAATCTTCCGCTAAAAAATCTTGAGTGTGCCAGAGTAAATTGATTTGTGGCACTAGACCCTCCAGGTCGCTTAACTGTTACAGACTTGCCCTTTGGCATAAAAACAGTTTCTCCATCAATTTCAAAAACTAAACGTTCTGCATTTTTAGGCCTAATGACCAAAGGCTTGCCAGCCTCCATCACGGAAGCTTTATTTGCAAACATATGTCTGCGGCTTCCACTTGAAGCGGGGACCATAGATCTTGAAGGTATAAATTCATAATTTAATCTAAACGATAATCCGTCTTCTGAAATTTTATTTAATTTAAAAAGCCTTGCTGTTTTATTTCCAGACTTCTTCCACTCATACACATGGTGTAAAGACTTTGGCTTTGACCTTGCTAATGCATCTACATAATTTCCAAAATCTGTGTTTATTTGATCAAAGATAGTTTTTGTGAACAATGCTCTAAATTGAGGGTTAGTTGTAAGCTTAGATATTACTGCTGCTTCATAGTACACAAATGCTGATATCTGAGCTACTGTGCTGTCTTTTAAAGGTCCGTTTTGATTTGCGTACATCATTCTTTCGAGTCCGCTTGCTGCTTGAACCAGTAGTCCGCTATTGTCCAATTTGCTGGTTCTCCGATCTCTTCATAGATGAGTTATATGCAATCACTCTGCCAAATGGATCGGTGACTGGTGTTGTTCCCATAACCTCAAATACTGTAGGAGTTTCATTTGGGTAGTTAATCTCATTCCAAATAGTGTTGCCTTCAGAGTCTCTGATGTTTGTAACTTTTTCTCTAGCAGTTAATTTATCTGATGTTCTAACTTGAATAATTTGATCGTTTACATATTTGTTTGAAAATAATTGCTTATCGCTAGATCTAGTAGTAGCAGAATTGCTAATAACTCCTTTAGCATGGCAGGGAATGGTTTTATAAAAATTCCATTCTCTAACTATTGCTCCTGTATCGGTATCTTGAATCTCAGACTGTCTATATACATCTAAGTTCATAGACAAGACAGAGTCTACGATGCTATTCATTATATAATCTCTGCTTTAGCTGTTAAGACGTAATCTGCTAATAGGTTGTCTGCATATGCATTACCTGTTCCAGTGTAGGCATTTCCTGTATATTCAAAGTCCCAGTCAAATGTAGATATGTTCTTTACGTACTTGTTTCTCCACATTGTATCCTTAGAGAAGTAGTCTTTCATTAATTCTGCTGCCGCTTGTTCTACATTCTCAGGAACAGAGTCCCATCCAAATCTTGCTTGAACTTTATAAGGAATACCAGACTGGAATATTCCAGAGTAATCATGAATGCTTGGAGGCACCATTCCGTTTGCGATATAGACAGCGTTGTCTAGTGTGCTAGACCTGTCAACTCTAAGACCAAATTTTGTTTCAGATATATTTACTGCTAATCCCCAGTTATTGACTGCTGGGCTAGACAAATTATCTATAAGTAAAATATCTTTTACAAATAGCTTTTGCAAAGAGTTGATCTTGGCAGGAAGTGGTAGAGTATCTGACTCATATCCGTATACAACATACACGTCATCATATAGATAAAAGTACTGTCCTGTATAACCTTCAATTTGTTTACGAGCATATTTTTCTGCTTTAATTAAATCTGAGTATGACTTATATCCTGGGTCAGATGAATCTGACGCAAAGCCCATATCTTGAATATGATTAAAATCAACGTAAGGAGTTACAACAAAAACGTCTTCAGTTTTAACAACAGATGTTCCGCTAACTGCATATTCCCACTTAAGTCTTAAAGTTCTGTTTCTGTCGGTATATGCATAAGGTACGTTAATTGTATATGTTCCTGGATTGTTTTCATCCAGGGTTGATGTAATTGTTGTCAAAAGCGTGGTCGAAGCAATCGCAGGACTTACTGCTGGATCATTTGTTACGTCATAAATTTTGACAACTGGTGCAGAGGTTGCGTCTGCAACATCTCCGTTCCAGAACACTTTATGTGTTACTGGAGATTGTGAACCTACTAATACTTCTGCCATTTAAGAGGCTAGACTAGTTGTAATACTCCTGGACTTCCCTTGGAGTTGCTAATCTAAAGCCCTCCTCCTTATCAAAAATTGCTTGCGCTGCTTCATCACTCATTGCAATAAATGGGTGTTCTTTTGTGAACGTAAATCCCATAATATCATACCTAAAGTTATCTCTAGTCATTCTTACTAATACTGTGTTTTCTGGCTGTTCCGCCTTTGGATCAAACTTAGGCAAGATTTCTACTGACATATCTTCTTCTTCCATCTTATCCAAGGTCTTGTTATATACAGACCAAGTTACGCCTTCTTCTGCGAGGGCGGCAATAATATCGGCCTTACTTTTTAGACCATCTGTATCAACTGCAAAGTCTTCTGCAATCTTTTTTACTTCAGATACTTTTAATGTCTCAAATGACATATATATCTCCTATTTCTACTCTAAACAATTATAGCATTACTAAATTAAAATGAAAAGCCCCCCAAAAATTAATTTAGGGGGCTTTTAGCAGATCTAAATCCTATTTATTAGGAAGCGACCTTAACGTCTTTAACAACTACCCATGCGTCTGCCTGCTCGATTTGAACGCCAACACGAGTATACATTGTGTACTCGATTGAGTCCTTACGTGGCTGGAAGAAACGATAAACAGTTACATCACGCTTGATACCAATAACTACGTTATTTGGGAATGTCAAGTGGATATCTCCGTGATCGCCAGTCTCGCCTGAATATGTACCATCCTGTGCTTCTTTTAGCATAGGAACTTCAACAATTGGAATACCAAATGCGAATGGTGCTACGTATCCTGCTGGACCACCAAGTCCTGGAGTTGTTCCACGGATAACGCCTGATGCGATATCTTGTGGGATTGTCTGGTTTGTTCCAATGCTGTTAGCATATAGGAAGTCCTGGATTAGGTTTGAACCTACCAAGAAGCGTAGATCACCACGGCGTTGCTTGTACTTACGTGGAAGTGCCTTTAGAGCCTTATTGAAAAGCTCACGAGATACTCCTGCGCCTGCACCTGCTACAACGTGACCGCTAGCCTTTGCCTTCTTTACAATACCATCAAATGACTTGTACAGGGCATCGCCTGTTAGTGATGTATCTCCGTTAAGGACTACATCTTCAATGTCGTTACCTGCTTGTGTTGCCATCAAGCGAGCAATGTGATCTTCTAGATCTGGACCTTCAATATTGTCTTCTAGAGACTCAGTTGAAAGCTCCCAATTCAAACGAAGCTTCTTTGTTGTAAGAGAGATCTTTGAGAAAGTAACTGCTGCGTTTGCACCAGTTGCATCTCCTTCTGTTGCGAGAGACATAAGCTTCTCACCAACGGACATACGATCAATCTCTGATGTATCGCTTCTCATTCTGACTGTACGGGCGACTTTTCCAATTACGGTTGCGTCGAACATATAATCTAAAAAGCGGGCTGATTGTTCTGCATTCAGAAGACCACCGTTGCCAGCTTCGCTAGCTTCGTGAACTCCTGTTCCACCTGTGGTGGAAGTAAAGGTACTTGTAGCAGTTGTGCCTGCTTCAATTGCCTTTTGTAATGTTTCGTTACTCATATTATATTTCACCTACCTTATTTAATTAATTCTGTTACGGAACCGAGGAAAGAACCGTTCCACTTTGATTTTTTGATTGTTACTTCCTGAGACCCGCCAAGGTCTGAGGACTTCTTAATTGCAGTCTCTGATTCTACTGCATCGACACGCTTTTCTACGCCATCAATCGTGTTCTTGATATCTTCTACAGCCTTTGAAAGTGCTGTATGTTGTTCTGCCAATTCTGAAATACGACCATCAACGCTCTTGCTGAATGTTTCAACTGTATCTTTGATAAGTGAAACTTGAGCAGCATTTGCTTCTGAAGCCTTATTTAGTGTTTCTGAGAAAAAGCCTTTTAGATCGCCTAGCATCTTTGCAAAATCAGGTTCATCAACCATAACTTCTGATACGTCGGCTGCTTTTTCTAGAGTTTCGGCAGAAGCGTCTACTACTGCGTCTGCAGGAGCTTCTTCAACAGCTGGTGCTTCCTCTGCGGGAGCAACTGCTGCTGTGTCTTCTACGGTTGCTTCTGGTGCTACTGCATCTTCTGCAACTACGTTTTCTGTATTATCTGACACTTCTTTACCTCCTTCTATGTCTGCCTGTTTTGCAATTTGTGTTTCAGGCGTCGACAATCTTGACTTTTTATGTAAATCAAGAATCTTATCTATTTCTTTTGCTTTGTTAACATCGTTTGATTCTACCCATCCGATCAATGTTGCAGGCTTACCTGTAACTGGGGAATCATATGATGACTCTGTGGAAATGAATACTGAATCAGATTCGTTACAATAAAAAATATTTTCTGTTACGATATCTGCTGCCATTCCTTTAAATACTAGCTGACCGTTCATCTTAGAGATTGACAATATGTTACATAGTTCGTTTGCTGGCGAATCTACAATTGACAACTCCATTAGAGCATAGTCTTTAATAAACCTTACAGTCTTACCTGTTGACTTATTAACTTCGTTATCTGATTCAATAATCTTTCCGCCGATAGAGAAACCTGCGAGGGTTCCGTCTAAAACTTTTTCCCATGTATCTTGTGCGCCCTTTGAGATGTATGCATCTACATAAACTCCGTTATAGAATTCCTTTGATGCTGGATCGTAATAAGTTTCTGGTTTAAAAGAAACAATCTTACCTACTGCAACTGGCTGATGCATCTCACGAAGATTTCCACGGAAATTTTCGAATGCCTTAATGCTTGCTTCAGAGGTGACTACATCACCAGTCTGATCAACATTATCAAGTGTTGCAAATCCTGAGACTGTGCGTTTTTCACGGTTAACTTTAGTGAATGGCACGGATAACGTGATGTTATCGCCATGCGAAGACCAAAGTGATTTCTCAATGTTCATATGCTTAATTTTATAACGTTATTGTATATAAGGCAAATAATCAGTTGAGTAGGGTTAGTCGACTTGTCTTCCGTCGCCCTGAGCATTTCGGCCTTCTCCAGAAATATCTGGGGAATTTGCAGACCTTTCAGAATCTCTAGTTCTGGTTTTTCCTGCCTGTGCTCTTGCCTCTGCCTGTTGCTGTGGTTTTAATTCAACGACTTTATCTCCGCCGTCAAGTGGGACCATACCCATTCTAATTCTTACCTCATTAGGGGTAACAACCTGCATCCTCAAATATCTTTCATCAATTTTGGACTGGGTATCGGCGTCGGTCAAAGTAAGCTCATTAAATTTAATTATTAGGGCATCTGTCATTTCCTCAATAATTTTATTTAATTTCTTTTCCAAATTCATTTGGGCTGGACGGCATACTTGCTCTCTAAATGTTTTATCGGCATCTCTAGCCACCGCTAAATTAACTCCTTCAGGAGTTCCAATTTTATTAATTGGTACACGGTGAGATAATAGAATTTCATCTCTATTAGATTTACGATACACGTTAAATGAGGACTCTTGAGTTCCTGCCTCAATTGGCTCCATCTTAAATTCAACCTTTGAGTCTGGTGAATCTGGGGGAAGCGGAATATATAGAGATCTGTGATTCTTACCTCTGAGTCCGACTTGGAAGAATTCA